TTCTTAAAGTTTCTACTAATGATGTGTAACCATAACCAATATGTATTTTAGAAGCACTCCTATCTAACGTAATTGTACCGCCAGATACTGTTTTATCAGCGTGTGCAGCACCATCTGCTAAAATAGTCACAGACACACCTTCTAAATGATTTAGCCCTGTAACAGTCGATATAGCACTTCCATCATAAGTTAATCCACTATCAACAAAGAACGCATCTTCTACGTCATCATTAAAATACAAAGATTTTAAGTAAACAATATGCCTTACTGTTGCTGAGTTAATAGTTCTTTTAACAGTTAAATAAACCTGGTCTTCCGAACCACTTGGAATAGCTGTTATACTTTCTACAATTCCACTACCACCTAAACTATGTTCGTGCCATCCAACTGTTGCATTAGCTCTATCATAAGTTAATCCAATTAATCTACCATCAGCATGAACAAACCATAATAATAACTCTGGCTCTTGCTGCCAAACCATGTCAGTCAAGCCACCTCTAGCTAAATGGTCAGCTAAAACTGTTAAATCAACACCTAATAATCCATCAGTATCTAAATCAAAAGTAATCTCTTTTACTTTCTCACCACCTTTTTGAATTATAATTGTACTATTTCCTGCTCTTAATGGCTTAACATCACCAGTACCAAACGTAGTTTCTCTAAGAACATTAACATTTGTAGGCGTAACTGGCTCAGAACCTGCACCACCAGATAAAGTAAATTCAGAACTTGTTGTTAATAACTGTAAAAATCTAGCAGGTAACAAATGTTTTATTACGTTAACTTGATCAGAAGCTATCGTAACATTAATAGCATCATCATCATTTATTCCAGGAGTATGATTTTCAAAGTCAGCAGAAACACTACCAAATATTGTTTGAGGTTGACTTGTTGTACTAGCAAAATACAATCGTTCCTCATAAAACCCTATAGCTCTTGGAAACCCTGTAGTTGAGCTAAAACTTCCTAATGACCATATCTTTGTAGCGTTACCACTTGCAACAACATGATCTGGTAAAAACCCTGTGTCATTTTTAACTAAAGCTGTAACAGTCGTAGCATTAGTGTAAGCTGTTATCTTTACATACCCAGTTGCACTATGTTGGTATGTCCAATTAACACTACCATAAGTTTCTTCACCATCTAAATGTACTGGAGGTGTTGCACCACTTGTTTGAGTGCTACCAGTAGTTTGTTTGTAAACATTGCCATTAAATCGAATTGTAACATTAGCTGCATAACTTGTTGCTGTTACCCATTCATCATGGTCAATTTCTAATATCTCTCTAAATCGTATTAATCTACCAACATCCGTACTTGCAAACAAACTAGCAGAAGCCGTAATAGTTACAGAACCTGTGTTAGCACTTGCATACAAAGTTGTGTCAGTTATATTTTCATCTAAATAAGGACCATCAGTAAAATCAATATCGTTTAATGTCCAAGATGTATGACTTGTTCTAGTTAACTTTGCAGGAGCATGACTTAAATGTGCAAGATATAAAACATCTGCTGATTGTGCAAAGTTAATAGTTGCTAGTTGAGCTAATGTATAAGTAGTTGTAACTTCTATTATTTCGCCAGCAGTACCAGCACTACCATAAGCTGTAAAAGCGGAACTATTAACACCACTTAATTGAAATGTATTTGTTGTTACACCTGCAACTGTAAACTCTCTGTTATTAACTTCAGTCATACCAACAACGCCAGTAATAAAAACTCTATCACCATTACTCATGCCATGTGAGTTAGACGTTACTACTGCTGGATTAGCTTTTGTTATAGCACTTATAGCTGTCGTTGCTGCTGTAACTAAACCACCATCCTTGTATATTCTTACATAAAGATTGCCAAACTCTAAAACATAAGCTTGAGTATCACTAAATTCAAAGTTAATTAATCTAACCTGCCCACCATCTTTTGTGGTTCCAGCGTAATATGTTCCAGGTCTTCTTGTAACTCCACCTTGAGGAAAGACAATCATATTACTTAGGTCTTTTACAGCTTCATTGTATTTCTGTAAATCAATCCTACCTTCAAGTCTAGGTGATATCTCACCTGCTCTAAAGTTGGTGATAATAGAAGATACTCTAGCCATATTAGAACCTTGCGTTAGTGTAAGTATCTGCCTGTAGTTGCTCTGGATAACCTTCTAGTGCATCCATACTTCTAGCTTCACTTAATCTAGCTTGGTATAATCCATACATAGATTGTGCTAAAGCATTACTGCCTGTTATAGCGTAAGCTGTTTCTGAAGCAAGCCTGTGTGCAATGGCACTACTTAGCAAGGCATCATACTGTTCTGTATCAGTCACTCTACTAATATAAATAATTGAACATGTACCTTCATTAGATAAAACTTTTCTTCCTTCAATCTTAAACATTACGTTACTGTCATACGCAGCAACATCATTATTTACATTGGAGTTCCAAAAAGATAGAACCCTCAAACAATAAGGGTCGGTAGGTAAACTGTATTGGTAAGTAAATCCGAATGATGGAGGATCAGTATCTTGTGCAAGCGTAGCTCTTGTAACTGCTACATTCCATGTATGCGTTCTAAGAACCGAATCTCTAACTGTAACAAATCTTCTGTTACAAAGTCGTGCTTCTTTTGAGTTTTCTGTTAATGCAGTAATAGTTGCTGCACCAAGTAAATCCATAGCTTCATTACAAATATCTACAACTGATGGCATATTAAACTCCTAGAGGTAAGGAGCAGAGTTAACTGCTCCCTACTTATTTTGTTAGTTTACAACATACTCTATTATGTATGCTAAAGTACCAGCAGTTCCACCAGTAGCAGCAAAAGTTATTGAAACATAGTAAACACCACCTGGATCAGTAGCTTCACCAGCCATTTCATAGACTTTTAAACCAGTTGTTTCAAGTGCAGCAGCTTCATATCTAACGTCTGTCATTGCACCAGCATCCGCAACAAGACTTGCAAAGTAGTCTTCGTCAACTACTACACCTGCTGAAGTATGAAGTCCAACATTAAAAGTACATGAACCTCCAAGCGTGTCAGAACCAACTTTAAGTGATGGAACTGTTGCGTTGGATGGAATAGCAGCAAGCATTACAATGTCATTATCTGTACTGTCACCAGCTAATAATTCCATAGTTCCTTGTGCAATTCTAACAACACCTTGGTATAAACCAGCAGAATTAATTACTGGAGGTGTAGCTTCAAAGTTAGCTACTTGGTCTGAGTTTCTTGTAGTCATAGTCTAGCCCTCCTAAGCTGATTCATCACAGTCGATTTGCACAACCTTGGACTCTTCCATACGGGTAGCACCAACACTCATGCAATAGTAAACTTGAGTAGCATAACCTTTGTCAGCTCTCTCATCTATTCTTGCATTAACATCTTTACCTATACCAAGAGCCAAGCCATCTTCTGCCCATGCAAAGCATGAACGGATGCTGGAAGCAACCGATAGTCTGTTTGTTACAATGAATTTAAAGCCCATGAAAGTATCTACGTCACCTTGAACAAGAGCTTTTACTGTATTGAAATCAGAACTTGTTACTGAAGTAGTGCCAAGTAATGCTTCAATTTGGTTAGGACCAACAGCAATATATCTAGGTATTGATGGGTCAACGTCAGCTAAATCTAAAATCTTCTTAGCTTGAATTAACTTAGCAATACTCATATCTGCACTACCATTAGCAATTTGTTGTCCTGATGGCAATGTAGTTGAAGTTGAGCCTGTTTCGCCTGTAAATGAAGTACCAAGAGCAGCGGTAATAAGTACATCATCCATTGATCTACCCATTGCAGCGGCAGCAGCCATTGCATAAGAAGATGTAGGATCGATTAACATTCTTACTTTATCTTGATCGTCAATTAAGTCAGCGTATTCGTAGTCAGCTAAACTCACCCTTCTTCTTGCGTGAGGTGTGTCCATCTGTGGTGTGTCGGCATGTCGGCTAGTACGCAACTGTGCAGTAGCAACCCCTACCTGATCGAAAAAAGCATTTTTACCAACAATGTTTTCTACACGAACTGCATCTCTAAGACGGCTTCCCATCTGTTGAGAAAGCATCTGCACGTTAGCAGAATACTGTTGGACAAATGCTGTGGTTATTGAAGTTGACATTTAAAGTCTCCTAAATAAAAGTTACATTTGATATTATTTACAGCGTGCTACCCTTTACGGACACTCCTAGAATTTTTAGCCGACTTTAGGCTATCGTCTATCCGATTGTCTTGAGGACTCGTTTCCAAGCTATCCTCCATAATCCATTTATAATATATATCAGCAAGTTTCTCAGGATGCAACATATCTCTTTGTGTTCCAAACTCAACCGCAAGCTTCATACATTCTAAACGAACCTCTTGTCGTGGCGTTAATAGATCATCCATGTATATGACCCATCAATTCTTGCATACGATCTACAGCACGCTGTCTTCCTATTGGATCTTTCCTATTCCAATAAGCGTGTGACTTATCGTTCATAATTCCATCAACCTCCTGTTGTGCCATAGCTGGCGTAAAGTTAGATGTTCTAGCGTTATCAGATACAGTATCTTCACTTGTAACTGTGCTTTTAAAGTCACCCATAGCAGCAAAAGC